AAAAACCCCATAATTTACTCTGCGGTCTTGGCTCTTGGCGAGAGCAACAACAAACGATTGACTGGAATCAAAAGTTCGCTTGTCGTCTGACAAGACCGCACAGAAAACTATGGGGTTTAACGATTCCAGTCTTTCGTCCAGATGCCACTCTAGACGATTTACATTATATCCTAGTTAACCTCTAATTTCAAAATAAATTAAAAGAAGAACAATAAATATTAAATAAATCATTCCAACACCTCAAACCATTCGGGGCGCAATACCCTTATTTGAAATATTCTCAACTTGGGTATTTGTTGCCAATTGTTAACAGCTTGTCTAGTTACCCCAAGCAACTTTGCTAGTTTTGCTGGTGTTCCTGCTTTATTTACGAAATATTGTTTGTCCATGTTGTTTATTGTATACATTTATTTACAAAGTCAAATTATTTTATTGTTTTTGATGTTTTTTTGCGTCAACGGGTAAATTATCGTTTACACTTCAATCATCAGCACAACGCTGATACTTCATTAGATAAATTAAGGACACATTATGAGTAATAGAAGTTATTTTGAAGAAGACGATAATATTAGAGAACTCAAAGCGCAAGACTTTTGGGAAGCTCGTCAATACAACATTTTGAGAGCAAATCCAATCTGCTCAGACCCCGATCATCCTGGTTGCGACAATTGCATGGGGGACGAAGATGACAATTAAATTTACCTACAACGGCAACGAAACAACTCGTACGTTTCCTCGCACATTAGCTGAGGCATTTCCTGCAACCCCACAACCCAATTTCGAGGATGATATGGATAACGAAGATAAATTAATCTGTTTGATTTGCGTAATCATGTTTGTATTCACGTTTACTTTAATGTATTTGGGGGTTGTATGACTATCAACGACTTACTCAAACTTAATGTAAACGACCACACAGAGAAAAAAGGACAACTGACATACCTATCATGGGCGTGGGCATGGGCAAAGGCACTAGAGGCTGATCCAGGCGCTACATGGGACGTACAGATGTTCAACGACAAGTGTTTCATGGAAGTCAACGGAACTGCTATGGTGTTTGTCACAACTCAGCTTTTTGGCAAACAAATGACTTGTCAGCTCCCAGTTATGGATCACAGGAATAAGGCAATCATTAACCCTGATGCGTTTCAGGTTAATACTGCCATTATGCGGTGCATGACTAAATCATTGTCATTGCATGGTCTCGGTCTATACATTTATGCTGGTGAAGACTTACCCCAAGGTGAAGAGCCTGAATCAAATGTAAATGAGTCAGAAATGGCTGACTATATGGCTTTGTTTGAAGAATGTGTATCAATTGATGCATTACAAAAAGCATTTGTGCAGGCAATAGCTGCAACAGATGGGGACAAAGACTGGCAAAAGAAACTTATAGGTAAGAAAGACGAATGTAAAAAGAAACTTAAAGGGTAACAAATGAAAGAGAATCTTTTGAGAATGGATTTAAGAGATTATTTTGCATCCCAAGCGTTGATCGGGATTATCTTTGGGCGCAAAACAATTAACAAAGAAGTTATTGAACTTTCATACAAAGTTGCAGATGCAATGATGGTTGAGAGGGAATTTAAGAAAATAGAGCCACGAGGCATAAATGGGGGTGTGGATGAATGATATTGAACAAGGTGTATTTGTATGATATAATGTAAATATGATTACAAAAAACACATTAATAGATTTGTTTGATATTTATCCTAATGAAGGAAAATTTGTTTGGAAAAATGTTTCAAAATATCATAAAAGACTTAAAAACAAAGAAGCTGGATGCAAAACAAGTACAAATGGAAAAGCATATTGGAATATAAAAATAAACAATAAACATTACAAACGTGGTCGGTTAATGTTTTTATATGTGTATGGATATTTTCCGTTTCCTTGCATCGATCATATAAATGGTAATTCTCTTGATGATAGGATTGAAAATTTACGAGAAGCAACAATTATTGAAAACGCATGGAATCATAAAAAAAGAAAAAGAAAAATTAATTTGCCAATGGGAGTAAGAAATATGGCTAATGGAAAATTTCAAGCAAGAATTGGTTATAAAGGAAAACAATTACATCTTGGAGTTTTTGATACGGCAAACGAAGCAAAAAATATTTATGAATTAAAAAGAAAGGAACTTTATGGAAAATTTGCTTGAAATAACACAAGGAAGCGATGCTTGGCATCAAGCAAGACTTGGAAAAGTAACAGCATCCAGAATTGCGGACATTATTGCCACGACAAAGTCAGGTTACTCTGCCAGTCGTGCCAATTACGAAGCTCAACTTATTTGCGAGATTTTGACTGGCAAACCAGCGGAATCTTTTACAAATGCTGCGATGGCATGGGGCACAGAGACAGAGCCACTTGTAAAAGCGCAATACGAGTTGAAAACTGGCAACATGGTCAACCAAATTGGGTTTGTTGTACATCCAAAGATTGAACAAGCTGGGGCATCTCCAGATGGTTTGGTTGATAATGATGGACTCATAGAAATCAAATGCCCTAATACCAGTACGCACTTAGATACACTTTTGTCTCAAAAAGTACCATCAAAATACATTACGCAAATGACTTGGCAAATGCTTTGTACAGGTAGAAAGTGGACAGATTTTGTGAGTTATGATCCTAGATTGCCTGATAACCTACAACTTTTTATTCAACGCATTGAGCTAGATGAAGAGTATGGCAAAAAGCTAGAGTCTGAGATAAAAGAGTTTCTGGAATATGTAAACGAAAAAGTAGAAAAATTAAGGAAAATAAATGTCTAAAGTAACGCAAGAAGTCACAGCTGTAGTCGGTAAGTACAAAGACCAAAATGGTCAGGAAAAGAACCGCTATCAACGAATTGGGTCAATCATTGAAACGAAAAACGGCCCGATGCTAAAGATTGACAACATTCCTGTGTGTGAGCCTGCTTGGTCTGGCTGGGCATACTTGAATGAGCCAAGAGAAAAGAAGCCTGTTGACGACATTGGTTTTTAAGTTTTTGGGCGGTCTACTGTGTTAGCTACAGTATTTCAAATACGTTTAGTCATATTTGGAGAATGGGAAACGCTGCTTTATGCGAACCGCCCAATTTAATGATAAATAAAGGTGAATTATGAAAACATTTAATATATTTGAAGAGTTGAGTGAAATGGTTAGTCGTGGATTTGCTCGTGCTACAGACCCAGAAACGTCTAAAGAAGCTGGGGCAAGTGTCAATGTCAGTAGGATAGAAAAAATCGTCCTAGATGCGATTAAAGCCTTTCCTGGCGGTTGTATATTGCAAGACATAGAACACGCATTGCCAGAGATCAGACAAAGCTCTATATCTCCCAGAATTCGTCCATTGATTCGCAAAGGATTAATCATTGATACAGGCGAAGTCAGACCAAGTTTTAGTGGTAGAAACCAACGTGTTTTAAAGGCACTTGTATGACTAAAGAAGAAATATTTTCATTAGCTGAAAAAGCAGATTTGTATCTTGCTTCTGATGATTCAATAATTAAATTTGCCAACCTGATAGCAGAAAAAGAACGTGAGGATTGTGCGAAATTATGTGAAGAATATTTTGAACGTGTAATGGCTAGTCGAATCCGAGCAAGGGGACAAGAATGACTGAAGAATATACTTTTCATTCACCGCCTAAGCCAAATATAAAGTTTAGACTTGGCAAAGATAGCAACATAACTTTTCATAGCCATATACCAAAACCGCCTAATGCTTTTCAAAGATGGTTGTTGAAAATATTGTTGGGTATTTATATGGAATTGAAGAATGACTAAAGATACAGCGGTACAAATACTTTTGGAACACTTTAGTGAGGGTATGGTGCGCACTATTGTTGATGCTATTGCTGAAGACGAACGTGAGAAGTGTGCTGAATTGATACCTCCTCAATATTTTGAATTTCGTGATCGAATACGAGCAAGGGGACAACAATGAATCTTAATCAGGGCAAATTGGCTGAAGGTCTTATTGATGAATTGTTTGAACTTATCCACAAATACGATGAAACACTTTATATGTCAACAGTAATTGGGTGTTTGGAATTAGTTAAGCAACATTTAATTAATGATGCAATGGAAGAAGATGATGACTAAAGAAGAGCCTGTGGCTTATTTTGATCCGCAAGAAGGTGGTTTTTATTGGGCAAAGCCAACAACAGTTACCGCACCAATCACAGTCGATGTTGAGCCATTGCCTCTCTACACAACACCACAACAAGGATGCGATGAATGTGGGGTTGGTGGTGGTTATGCGTTGTATTGCCTTGTGTGCGCTGAAAAGTTTTTTGGTAGTAAAGAATGGGTAGGATTGACTACTAACCAAATGATGGCAATAGCGGAATGGCAAACAAGTGCCCATAGACCTTTGATTGACGTTATAAAAGCGGTGGAGCAGGCATTAAAGGAGAAAAACACATGATTGAATACGACTTTGAGGGATATGCCAAGTCTAAAATTGATAAAGGATTAAGCTATTTGGAAGGTTTTAGTAAAGGCTATCACCAAGCTAAATCAGAATGGGTAGAATTGACTGATGAGGAAATATTAACCGAATGGTTCAAAATTTTTGCTCCTGAACCTGGTATTGGAAAAAATGTTACCAATGGTGTATTTGAATTTGCAAAGGCAATATTAAAAATAGCACAAGAAAGTTGCAACGGATTTTGTGGTGAAATTGAGTGCAAAGAAAATAAAACTGGATGTAAAAGGCAAAAAACAAATGAAACATAAGAACTATGACGTAATAGTAGCTTGGGCAACTGGTGAAAAGATTGAATACAATCATCCTAAAAATGGTTGGATTGAAGTTCATGGTGCAACTCCAAACTTTGGTGGGACTGTACAATTTAGGATTAAGAAACCGCCACAAGATTTTGCCATTGCTGCCAATGTCGTTTTCAATCAAAAGACCAATGGCGAATACTTGGATTTTTCCAAATACGGCAAACAAAACGTAGAGTTTATATTTGACGGAGAAACCCAAATGCTAAAAGACGTTAAATGCTTAATTTCCTAACGATTGTGTCAATATTACTTTTGTGTGCATTTGTGTTATTTATGATACTTTTGGGTTTTTTTGCGTTGTTTATGATACTTTTGTTGTATTTAAATTAAAAAATATTTGTAAATAAAGATAATGAAAGTTTCATAAAACTCAACTAACATTTAACAGCAATTTTGCAGATTAACACAGGGAATGTTAAATGGAACACAATCTAGTTATTGAAGGTTACGATTTCAAATTGGAAGTTGAGTG